ACATCCGCCAATTGCTCCGGATGAAAGGGAAGAGACAGTTCTTCTGCCAACGCCCCCCGAATCTTATCCCATTCCTTATGCTCTTTACGATACTCTTCCCGGATTCTGGAGAGATAGCCCTCGCAAAAAGCTTTCAATAAGCTTTCCCTTTGATAAAGCTTCTTACAGTTAAAGTCAAATAGATTTCCTGCGTGAATTAAAAAGGTCAGAAGCTCTGCTAGACTTTCCGCAATTCTTCCCACCTCTCCTTCACTACCGATAAAGCCAATACTTCCATCCTGTAACAACACAAATTCTCCGCCACTTGCATCATGTGCAAATGCCTTAGCTTGCATAGAATAGTTTTCATTATTCTCCATAAACTGGATTTCCTGAAGCTGCTTGTAAAAGCAAATGTCACACTCTCGCATAAGCATAGTATGGAGTTCCGTATTATTCTGAATCTGCTCCCATAAGTCCATTTCGTTTTCTCTCCCCCTCTACAAACTGGGATTTATTTATGATACTCCTCTATTTTATCTCCATATTCGTTTAGGAGTTGTCTCGAATAAATTTTTTCATTTTTTGAGTCTCTAACTTCTTTCCATATAATAGCAGCAACTTTTAACTTGTTAGAATAATAGTCGCTAAATTCATCTGAGCAAAAGTCCTTTAGGAATTGATTCCATTGACAAGCTGAATTATCATACTTAGCGTAGTCTGACTCGCCATAATATACTTTGAGCATATCTTGAATTGTAAAGTTTAAGTCATTTTCTGTTTTCACTTTTCTCCATGCCGTTGCCATATCGGCATTGAACTTAAATGGACTAACACCCGTTACTGCAGAAAAATAGTCCCTAAATTTTTGATTAAAGGAAAAAGCACATTCAAGTAATGGTGTACATAATGTTACAACTTCTGTTTGATTTTTGTTTCCATTTTTCTGAGACTTCTCTATTCTATTTCCCATAAAATATTGTTCTATGATATGATTCAGTTCTTGCTTTGTACTTCTATATTCTAATCCAAGTGACTTGCAAATTTGCGAAAGTTCTTCTCGATACCAATAGTATCTATTAAATTCCTCAAATGATTTTATATCTCTGAAATCAGGTCTGCCGTTCTTCAAATAGCCACACCCCCATAAATTCAAATTTGTTTTTTATTTATTACCCCTATTATACCATGTCTACTCAAGACTTTAAATTAGAACATATCAAACTCAGTTTGCCCCGCCACCTTGCTATATTTTACTCCATCATTTGATTTTTCAGTCCAGATATCCAGTACCATACCTATGGTTAGTAAATCAAGTTCAGAAATGCTTATCCCTATTTCTACACATCTTAGTAGAAATAGGGCTGTGGTCATTTCCCTGCTACTTTTTGGAAGTTTTTTTTAGACTGAACTTCCGTCTCAAGGTTTGCTCCCCAAAGTTCAAGTATTTCAGGTAGAATCTCATAAATGGAAAACATCTCAAACTGGTCAAGCCAATCATCAATATTTCCAGCAATACTCCTATCTGCATGGTAAGCCATGATATAGGCTACATTCTCAAATATCTCTAGGTCATCTATTTCAAATGAGCCCTCACTTGCTTTGAAAGTTTTTTCTAGCTTTGATAGGTCCTTGAAAATATCTCTCTTAAATTTAATTCTGTATAGCCTTGGAATAGTAGCAGATGAACGAAACTTTACATCAACCTCTCCTACTTTTACTGTTTTTTCTAGCATAAAAATCCTCCTTAATGTCCTGTAGGTTTAGGTGCTTCACCTTTAGCCTGTGGAACATACACATTCTTATACCAATTAGCATAGGTATCGGCCGATGTAGTATCTCCAGTTCTTGATTTTACAAGTCCGTCCTCTCTTGGATCTGCTGTAAGTGATAGTGTTTCTGTTCCAGGTTCAATCGTATCTTCTTTAGTTTCTGATTCAATAGATGGTCTTGATGCTGAGCAGTTATATAGAACGTGTCTAATTGCATTTATATCACCATCAAATTCAAATAGCAGTGCAAACTTTTCTGTTTCAGATACATTTGCCTTTTCTACAAGCACACCATTTCTATCAAGTTCTTCTTTTAGAATTTCTGTTCTAAACCACTCTGGGATAAGTGCAATCTCTAAATCCCCGCTATATCCGTTATTGGCAGTTGATCTAAAATACACAATCCCATCAGCATAAAAGGGGCTAGACTCCCCTTCAGCATCAAGGCTGATACTGACAGCACCCGGTATTGCCTTTGGATTTTCGTAAGTAAATGCACCACTTGTATCTTTCTTAAGCTTTGCAGCATGAACATTTTTAAGGTTATACTTTACCTTATTTCCCATTTGTCTTTACCTCCATTTCAAAAATATATAGGACTTCATAGAGTTTTTCAGACTCTATATATACCTCTGATTTGTTATAAAAAATGTCGTACTCATCTAGTACGACTTCTACCTTCTTTTCTATATCTAGATTTTTGTAATCTGTATAAACTTCAATATGAACTTCATTTGCTTTAAAATACACCCTTCCATCCGCTGAAAAGTTATCGCTTACTGGCAAGATGTAAATAAGAAAAGGTGGATTTGGCGATTCACCTTCTGCAAAATGGTGATAAGCACTCGGAAATCCAATTTTCTCTATAATTTCTAGTAGCTTATCCATTTGAAATCGCCTCCTTTATCTCTTCTTCAAATACCTTTATAGCTTTTTCCTCAGCGTTTGCAATGTAAGGCCTAGCGGATACCCTACCTCCACCACTCTTTGCATGACCAAACTCAAGAAGATGGGTAAGCTGATATCTATTTTTAGAATGAACGACAAGTTGCAGACTGCTTGATGTTTCTCTCACAGTTTTTACCGTCCAGCTTTTAGAATACTTACCTGTATCACTTGGAGCACTTGCTTTAATTTCATCACGCACGATCTTTCCTGCATTTTGAACTGCCTTTTTTACTTTTTCAGTTGTAACATCAGCATATTTTTCAAGTGTCTTCATCACTTCAGATGAGAGGCTATCTATTTTTACATTACTCATCTTTCCACTCTCCTGCAGTGCAGTTTCATACTTTTCTTCTTGTAATTCATATGGTCAATCCCCTTTATTTCATAAATAGAATTATGAAAGATTACTTACCTCTCTACTGTAGCGAATGGTAAAATCAATCTTGCTTTCATCCCATATAGCACCACTACTTGTTTCCTCCTGCGGGCTTTCACTGCTGATAGTTGCATAGCAAGAATAGTATTTACTCCACACATTTTTATGGTTTCCTATTTTATCCACTTCAATTTTGCTTTTTTCTACAGTAATGCGTTCATTTAATAGTGAAACTTTCATTAAAATCCTGCCTTTCTTACTCCAAATAGCATAGATCTAAGTGTAATTGTTAACTCATGGTGGTCTGCCTCTTCTCTATGTTCATAAAGATAGGCAGCCCCATATAAAACTGCCACCTTATATTCTTCAAAGTTTTCTCTGATGATATCTTCTTCATTTTTTCTTGCAATAGCAAGGCACATCTTCTCTGCAGACTGGATAAGGGTGCTAATAAGATTATCATCTTCACTGGTATCCACCCTAAGATAGTTTTTCATTTCTTCTAGACTTACAACCATAACCAGCACCCCTTTCCATTAATTATGATGTAGCCTTAATTGGAAGAATCTGAACAGCCTCTTTTAATACAAGCTTTCCATCAACTCTTTCTTTAGCCACAAAACCAATCATTCCATTACCGGCGAATAGTTCAGTAAGTTCTTTGAAAGAACGAGCTCCTCTATCACCAATGTTGTAATAGCTAAAGTCGCCAAATGCGATGGCATTTTCTGGTGCAAAAGCTGAAGTCTTAACTGGATAACCAAGAATTCTATCAGGCTCACCTTCCTGATAAGATGGCTGCCAAATATATGCACCATTGTTATCTTTAAGTTTTCTCACCTGTGCGATTGTCTTATCGTTCATGATAAAAGTTGCATTCTTTCTATATGGACGTTTTAATGCATGGATAAGGTCAATCAAATCATCAGATTTTACTGCTGTGATGTCCTTTAGATAAGTTCCTCCATTCGTTTTATTAAAAATACCAGTTGGTTTGCCAGTACCATCACCGTTTAGAAAAGCATCTTCCTCTGCGTTTGCCAGTGCTTTACCAAAAGCTGTCAAGATATGGTCCTCTAGTTTAAATGCATTATCGTATAATAGTTCTTCTGTTACTTTGATTGCGACATGAAGTTTATGTGCATCAAGAAGCACCTGTGCAAACTTAGAATCACCAAAGTTAAGTGCTCCACCTTCTTCAATCCAAGCTGCTGCAGGATCTGACATAGCAATATTGATTTTATGCTGTCCACTTGTTGTGATAGTTGTTCCTAGAGAACGCATGATATTTTCTTCTTCAAGCGTCTCAATCAATCTATCATCGTACTCATCCGGAACCAAATACCCACCATCTGCATCAACACCTTCTTGAAGAACATTTTCTACTCTCTTAAAGTTAGTACGCAGAGCATTTAGCATCGCATTTTTATACTCATCTCTTGCTCTGCCTTCCTTCTCCTCTTTTTCATCTACTTTCATAGGTTTTGTTACAATAGCATTTGATGTAGGTTTGGATAGTTCTTTATCTAGTTCTTCCATCTTCTGTAGACGCTCAATCTCTAGGCTGAAATTATGGACCTTCTTTTCCATTTCGTCATAGACCAAAGCATCTTCTTCAGAAATAAGGCCGTCCTTATCTCTCTTACTATCAAGGAATGCCTTAGCACCTTCCCAAGCCTTATTACGTTTTTCAATCATCTCTAAAATCTTACTCATTTTTCTACCTCCAATTTCTCATTAAAAAAAGACGGTCCATTAATTCGTCCGCCTTGATGCCTTTGTTTGTTTCTTTATTTTCTATCTTGCATTTAGTAGCTAACTTATCCATCAGTGAATTTACTACTTGTGCCTTTGAATACATCATGCTCACTTGTGGAACTTCCACATCGGTAGTTTCACTTCTTTTTAAGATGTCATCTGCAAAACCAAGCTCTACTGCTTTATTAGCATCCATCCATGTTTCTGAATCCATTAGATGAGATAGTTTTGCTCTGGACAGTCCGGTCTTAATCTCATAGGCATTAATGATTGACTCTTTCACTTCATCTAGCATTGAGATTGCTTTTTCCATCTCACCCTTATTTCCAAAAGCAATAGTCATAGGATTGTGGATCATAAGCATGGATACAGGACTCATTAAAATCTTTGTTCCTGCCATTGCAATAACAGATGCAGCACTTGCTGCTATGCCATCAATCTTGACTGTGACATCACCCTTATAGTCGATTAGCATATTGTAGATTTGAGCTGCTGCTACACAGTCGCCTCCTGGAGAGTTAATCCAAACAGTTATGTTTCCATTCCCCTTATTTAACTCATCTTTGAAAATCTGTGGTGTTACATCATCATCAAACCAAGATTCTTCAGCTATCGTTCCATTAAGGAATAGGATGCGTTCTGTCACTTCCTCTTCGTTTTGGTTTTTCACTCCGTTCTTCCACTTCCAAAACTTCTTCATTAGGTTCTTCCTCCTCCCCTTCATTACCTGCAAATGCTCCGGCACGGTTTAGTGGGAGCATATTTCCATTTATGAGATACAAATCCCCGCCTTCTTCACTAGGAATACGGTCAAGGTTTTCTAATTCTCTAATATCATTGGCAGACATCCATCCGTTTTGCCTGCCGATAGCATATCCATTCATTCTTGATTGGTAATCTCCACGAAGGAGTCCATCAACATTGAATTTGACATAGTACTTTTTCTTTTCCTCCTCAGTAAACAGCCTTCGAACAATGGATTGCTCCCATCTTGCTACCCAAGGATCAAGAGTGTACTTCACAAACTCTAGAGATTGCTGCTCGATATTAGAAAAGCTAGACTTCTCAAGGTCACCTACCATATGAGGTGGTACTCTGAAAATCCTAGCTATCTCATTGATTTGAAATTTTCTTGTTTCTAAAAACTGTGCTTCATTTGGAGAAATAGAAATCGGCGTGTACTTCATTCCTTCTTCCAAAATCGCTATCTTATGGCTATTCCCTCCAGAGAATCCTTTTGACCAGCTTTCTCTCATGGCCTCAGGATCTTTTACTGTTCCAGGATATTCTAAAATTCCACTTGGTGTTGCCCCATTAGCAAAAAACTTAGCGCCATATTCTTCTGTTGCAATTGCCATGCCTATGGCATTTTTAGCCATTGCAATAGGTGAATATCCAACAAGTCCATCAAAACCAAGTCCTGGAATATGAAGAATATCTGACCCGTTTAACTTAACAATCCCTTGTTTTTCTGTTCCTGCATCTGAATCACTTACAAAATATTCATAGCAAATTTGGCCCTTATCATCTCTATCCACTTTCATCCTATCCGGCATAAGCGGATAAAGTCCTAAAACTTCACCCTTACCATTTCTGATAATCTGGGCATAGGCATTACCCCAAAGGAGTAAATGTGTCATCATAGTTTCTCTAAAAACGAAACTTGTCATTTCAGGATTTGGTTCATCGTGCAGCACCTTATATAACGGGTGCTCTATTGCTTTTTCAGTTCCTGTGTCGGTCCTAAGGTACACATGAAGTGGCAAACTTGCAACTGCTTCAGATAAAATACGAACGCAACTATATACTGCAGTCATCTGCATAGCCGAGCGTTCATTAACTCTTCTACCAGATGAAGAACCGCCCATTAAAAAGCTATATGCACTTCCATTTGTTCTATTTATAGGCTTATCACGACTTTTAAATAGTCCACTTAATATTCCCATTCAAATTCCTCCTAATTTTCTATATCAAAAAAGCACCTACTGTAATTAGTAGATGCTTATCGTTATGTTCTTTCATTATTTTATTTTAATAGCCATTCAATTACATCAATAGATTGAATCCCATCATATTCATCGTCAAGTGCTTTATCTAAAGTAATAACCATTTTTTTATAATTATTATGGATTTTTTGTAACGATTTTAATTCTCTTTCTCTTACCAATTCATTTTTCATGCTTTCAGTTACTTGAATATACATTTTTTCATTTGCACTTGTAGCAATAAAATCTACCTCTAAATTATCAATTTTTCCAATTGCCACATCAAACCCGCGTCTTAGCAATTCAAAGTAAACTATATTCTCTAAAGAATGTCCTCTGTCTCTATCTCTAAACCCAAGTAAATAATTTCTTAGTCCAATATCCACTATATAATACTTGCCAAGTGTTCTTAGATACTCTTTTCCCTTTATATCAAATCTCTTAACATCATAAAACATATATGATTCTTTTAATGCTCCTACATATGATGCAATAGTTTGCGTTGCTGGTTTCCCTTGTCGTTCACGATTTTGGATCATGTTTTCAGATACAAGCGTATTACTTACCGAATTAAGAGATGTATTATTTCCAATATTATCTGCTAAAAATAATATGATTTTCCTAAGTAATTCTGCATCAGTAATTTGTCTTAAGCCTCTTCTTTTTTCACGTTCAAGGATATCTCTAACAACTACAGTTGAATATACCCCATCGAGTAAAGTCATCGCTTTGTCTTGTTCAAGCCCAACATCTGCTATCCCAGGCATACCACCATATCGCATATAGGCATCAAATAAGTCTCTGATTTCAACAATTTCATCATTCTCATTTACTGCTCTTTTTCTCTTTTCCCCAATTGGTGTTTTATATTCCTTTAATTTATATCCATGAAAATCTATAAATTCCTTAAATGATAATGGATACATTTTTATTTCTACATACCTACCAGATAAATATGTAGAGTATTCCGATGACAATAGATATGAATTGGACCCAGTTATATATATGTCGCAGTCAAAATCAACTCTAAATGAATTTATAGCATCTTCCCATCTTTCTATCCTTTGAAGTTCATCAAAAAATAAATAAGCCCTTTTTGTAGTTGGAATTTTTTTCTTTACATATTCATATAATTCTTTGTAATTCATCTCTTGAAACTCAAGGGATTCAAAATTTATTGCAATAATCTGATCTTGTTTAACTCCAGAATTTAAAAGATATTCCTGCATTAGTTTTAATAAACTTGATTTTCCACATCTTCTAATTCCTGTTATAACCTTTACGGGTTCTTTGTCTTTAAATGCAATCAATTGATTCAGGTATATATTTCTAGTTTTTAGCTTTTTCTCATAGTGCAACATACCATATCCCTCCTTTTTGATTACATTATACCCTAAACTTTTATTTTTATCAAGTTTGAGGTATCAATTCCCTAAACTTAATCTTATTTCAGAAAATCAAGTTTTTCTGAAATAAGGATGACTCTTCCCTATCTATATTTCAAAAACAGATGCCTACATAAATACACTCCCTATTTCTTTCGCCTAATTATAGTATGTTTTTAGGCGATTATTTATACTTGGCACTTTCTTCTGTGCGTTATAAAAGAAAAAACAACGCACAAAAGCAAGTCTTATCTTTAGACAAATAAAATACCTCTACTATCATAAACACTTTCTGTATTTTGATTCCCACACCTAATTGCCCTATCAAGTGCCATGATTGTCGCAATCGCACCATCAATTTTTTCTGTGGATTTTTCCTTATCTGCTTTGATGTTTCCTGCAGGGTCTGTCCTAATAAATATATTATCCATATTCCATCTAAGAACAGGATGCCCACCATGAGCAATTTTTTGTTCTAGTGTTAATTTCATAAGTTCTTTCGTTGGTGGGGACATATCCTTAAAGCCTTGTCCGAATGGAACAACAGTAAATCCCATATTTTCTAAGTTCTGCACCATCTGAACAGCACCCCACCTATCAAATGCAATTTCTCTAATGTTATATCTTTCTCCTAACTTCTCAATAAAGCTTTCTATATATCCATAGTGAACTACATTTCCTTCTGTTGTCTGAATGTAGCCTTGCCTTTCCCAAATATCATATGGAACATGATCTCGCTTAACCCTTAACTCCAGAGTTTCTTCCGGTAACCAAAAATATGGAAGTATCACAAATTTATCTTCTTCATCTATCGGTGGAAAGACTAAAACAAAGGCTGTAATGTCTGTTGTAGACGATAGGTCAAGACCCCCATAACATACTCTTCCTTCAAGTTCATCTTCATTAACTGCAAAGGAACATGAATCCCATTTTTCCATTGGCATCCACCTAATTGCTTGTTTTACCCATTGATTAAGCCTTAACTGTCTAAAGGAGTTCTCCTCCCCTGGATTTTGCTTTGCAGATTCACAGGCAGCCTTTACTTTATCAATTCCAACCGTCACCCCTAAAGATGGATTTGCTTTCTTCCAAACCTTAGGATTTGTCCAATCATCTCCTTCATCTGCTCCATAAATCACAGGATAAAAGGTAGGATCTATTTTCCTTCCTTCTAAAATATCCTTAGCCTTTTGATGGGTTTCATAGCAGATTGAGTGCGTATCTGTTCCTGCTGTAGTTATAAGGAAATATAAAGGCTGAGTTCTAGCATCTCCTGAACCTTTAGTCATAACATCAAAAAGTTTTCTATTTGGTTGTGTATGAAGTTCATCAAATACTACCCCATGGATATTAAAACCATGCTTGGAGTATGCTTCAGCTGATAGCACTTGATAAAAGCTATTTGTTGGCTGAAATACAATTCTTTTTTGCGAAGCTAGTATCTTCACTCTTTTATTTAAGGCAGGACACATCCTTACCATATCTGCAGCAACATCAAATACAATGGTTGCCTGCTGTCTATCAGCAGCACAGCCATATACTTCGGCTCTTTCCTCACCATCACCACAGCAAAGAAGTAAGGCGACAGCAGCTGCAAGCTCCGATTTTCCCATCTTCTTTGGGATTTCAATATATGCTGTATTAAACTGCCTATATCCGTTTGGTTTAATCACTCCAAATAAATCTCTTATAATCTGTTCTTGCCAAGGGAGTAATTTAAATGGCTTACCTGACCAGGTACCTTTTGTATGGGATAGACATTCGATAAAGTTTACCGCATAATCTGCATGTTCTTTATTATAAACGGAGTCCTTCTCTTTGAATTTAGTTGTCTTATACTTTGCCAATGCTATCCCTCCTTCTAAGAATAATCGCATTTTGACAAATCACAGATTTGAAACGATGCAATATCTGACCTTGGGCGAAATCAAAGATTTCTGTTAGGTCATAAAAAAATACAGCCCCTAGGCTGCTACTACGAGAAACAGAGCCTAAGCTCTGAAACTCATTTTTTATTTTTGATTCAATGCCCACTCTATGGCATGCCCATCATCTTCAAATCTTTTGTCACTGACTTCCCTAAGTCCAATAAAACCTTCGCATGTATGGTCATCATCTAGGAATTCATAAACTGCTGCAAAATAGCAATTTCCATCTGGGTGATAATAGTGTCCTACAAAAATCACCCTATCTCCAAAGGTTATAACCTTACCCCATCTAGTTTCTAAATCTTCTGGTGTTGCCTGCGTTGGTATTCTGTACTCTTTAGCTAGCTCTGTCATCTTGTTCATTTTCTTTATCTCCTTTGCTTTTGGTAGTACTATATATATCACTCTAAAAGCACATAATAGCAAGTCAAATTTGGAGATAAATGTAGTTTATTTCCCATAAATAATGAAATCAACATAAGCCTTTCTATCGGTTTCAAGAAAATCTACAAGTTCATAAAAGTCCATTTCAAAGGCGATTTTTTGAACAGCTATTACATCAAACATATTTGTGATTCCTGTATTTCTGATTACAAGAATTTGTTCTTTTATTTTATCGTTCATCTGAAATCCTCCTGCAGGAATCTTCACCATAAGCTACACTTAGGCTACTTCCGTTATCCCAAGAAACCATAATGGAACCAATATCATCAACACCTCTTACCGTTCCTTTTGTACCTACTGGTGGTGCCTGAATATCATCCATAAAGACAAGTTCCACTCTAGTTCCTATTGGATATCTTTTTCTTATCCCCTCTACAACATCTCTACTTGGAAATCTCATCTTTATGACCTCCATTTCTGAATGCAGAAGAACCAGATAATTTTTCAAGAAGTATCTTTCTATCCTGCTTAAATTCATAGCCTATAAAACCAAGTCTTAAAAGAAAACATCTAAAGGCATACTTTTCATTTATAACTTCTTTGGAAGATTCGTTAATACGTTTGGCATTTATGCTCAACTTACAAAGTGCTGCAATGAATTTTGTATATGTCATTAGATGTTCGTTATCGATATTTTCAAACCAAGGAAAACTTACTTTTTCTTCATCTTCCTCTATTTCAAGACTTGTAACTCCTAGTGCCTTTTTGATTAAATCGCCCTTGTTTTCAAAGATTTTTTCTAGCTTGGATAAATTTACCTTATCTCTTGGAATTGCCACTGTAAGCCCCTGTGTGGCAACAGTCTCCCTTTGTGGAAGGTCTATCCCATAATCACCTGCTAAAATTTTTTCAAGATCTTCTAGGTTTTCATCTGCCTTTGATGTAACCGTTCCTTCTTTACTCACAGTAAATGCGCCAATCTCATATGCTGCACTTGGCATTCCTAGGTATTTGGCTTTGTAGCCGGTTAAATCTTCAATTGCCTGAACTAACTTTTTTCTTTCAGCACCTTTCATTTCATACTTTAATTCCATGCTTTTTACCTCCTCTAATTTGGTATGTACATATATCACTCTAAAGGCTGTAAATAGCAAGTCATTTCTGTTCTTTATTAAAAAAATGCACAATTCCTGCTAGTACAAAACAGACATTAGGAAGTGCTACACCATTACCCCACATCTTATATTCGGCTGAATCAGTATGAGGGTTTTTAAGCCACTTTCTTATCTGTTTTTCACTTTTTGGCTTAGTAGCTTTTGTTACAACTCTTCTATATGTTTCAAAGACTTCAGACCAAAACTCTAATTCTTCACTGCTAGGATTTTCTGTTTCAAGTTCATCGCACCAACCATCTGGGAAACCTTGAAGTCTTCCACACTCTTTTGGTGTAAGCCTTCGCACGATATATTTTTTACCTTCCATATCATTAACAACTGGAGGATCTTTATAGTCACTTGCTACTAAAGTATTCGCTAAATTTTCTACTGCCTCAGTATGATGCGAATTTTTACTTGTTGAATAAACAATAGCAAGACCGCCTTGATTAGCATCCGGTGAATTTAAACCAGTGTTTATGGTCCTCGCAACATCCGTTTCATAGATATTTGCTCTATGATTCTTTGTGTTTTCTGACGTGATTCTGACATCAAATATATCCATTTTATCTTCAACTACAAAAGGTTGATTATTTCCACCAGTTCCAAGACTTGCTCCTAGTGTATTACTAATATCAATTGGACCTTTGAATCTAGAATCCTGTCCATGATTTTCGAATACTAATGGCGGATGATTACCTACGCTTGCAGTAATTGTTCCACTTTTGTTTTCATGAACATCCATCCTCTGACCACCCTGGTCATTTAAGCACAGGTTTTCGACCCCGTTTCTAGTGCAAGTCTTAGAATTTCCGGTAGTTCTTTTCCACGGGCATTTGCTCTTTTCAAGATGCCAAGGCATGCCCTCGGACTCAAATAATATTTTTCCGGCACTTTCTCCATTAAAATCGCAGACAAGATAGATTCGTCTTCTTCTCTGGGGAACTCCCCAGTGCTGAGCATCAAATACCCTCCATGCGAGGCTGAAATCATCTGCCAGGATAAGGCCTGCATTTTGCCACCTGTTAGGTCTAGGCACATCAGTTTGATATCCTTTGATTTCACAGATTTCTTTAAGTACTTTTTTAAAATCTTCTCCCTTGTTTGAGGAGAATGCCCCTGGGACATTTTCCCAAACGATGTATCTTGGTTTTGTTCCATTCGTCCTCTCCCTCATTTCTTTAATAATTCTTATTGCCTCATAAAATAAATTAGAGCGAGAACCGTTAAGTCCCGCTCTTTTCCCT